CCACAATTGATCATCAGATGCGAACCAGCGGTCTCTGGCCATGGCTTAACCGTGACTTCCACAATGATCCGTTTCTTGTAGAACAGGTTCTTTAAAAGAATCTGCGTACGAAGCTCCAGTTCGCTGTCTGGGATGGTATCGCTATCTGATCCTTCCCCTTGTAGCAGTTTGTTTGCAATCGCTCCGATAGCCCGTAATACGGGTTTCTCATTTTGTTCAGCTACTTGGATCTGCATCCGTAGCCCCACCCCTACCGAAGAGTGGTATTCAATCTTGTCCCGAGCAGCATTGATCAGGAGTTCTAAATCGAGCTGTTTCATTTTGTCTCCATGGGTAACGGAATAAGTTCTCCCCGAAGGGAGAACCATTCCTTCAACCCCCACCAAGGTTCGTTTAGATAGACCATGCCTCATCGCCCGCTTCACCAGACATGCCTGGTAAACTGCGGAGACTGTAGTCTGCCTCTTTATCGATGTCCCACGGGAGTGTACCCACGGGTGCAAATGGAAGTACACAGTATTGGTCAGCCTCAGCTGTAACTGTGTTCCGGTGTTTACCACGTTGAATTGTGAAGTATGACTTACCTGCAATTTTCACGATGTGGAAGATGAGTTCCAAGTCAGGTTCCTGACCCAGTCGTCGGCAACCATCATAGTAGCCACGGTTAGCCACAACCTTAACAAAGTCTTCCGTGTTCTCACGCATCAATTGCAATGCGTCAGAAGAAAGCTGGTGTGGAGAGAAGAACGTAATACCGCGTGGTGCGGTGTAGTTACGCATGCGGCGGAACAACAGTCGAATATCGTCACCTGCAACCTTAGCATCCAGCCCGGTCTTCGGTAGCATGTTGAGATAGTCAACGCAGAGATATTGAATCTCGTAACCCTGTGCTTGAATACCATCCAACCAGTTGGTGAAACCAGCAATGGTAAAGTCCGTTGGGTCAAAACGGGTGATCAGAACTTTGAAGCCAGATTCCTGCAGACGAGCAGAAATGTATTGGGTTGCTGCTACTGGGTCAATGTTGTTCTCATCGACTGCAATACCCGTTTCGTTTTCCATCAGGTACTTGTAGAGGATCAACAAGTTATCTGACAGTTCGTTTTCGAGTGTTACGAACAGAGCCAACGGCTTCTTATTCTTATCTCGCATGAATGGCTTGTTGAACAGACACACATGTGAGAACAGTGTCAGTGCCAAACCTGTTTTAAAGTTGTGCTGCAAACCACCACCGAGGATAAACTCCCCTCGACGAATAGCTCCCAGCTTACCGAGCATTCGGTTGAAACCTTTCCAGCCAGTCTTGAATGCACCCTCGACGGACATAGTTTCTTTTACGGCCTCGAAGTACTTCGCTACCAGCTCTGGGTCATCGAAGTCCAACGTGCCAATTTCAGCAGGGTGACGAGCGTCTTGTCGAGCCTGAACATAAGGATCGAGTTTAGCGTTCATCTCACGAATCAAGTTGATGCTATTAGTAGAACCAACTGCTTGGAACAAAAGCTTGTGGGAGTACTCCTTCATGATCGTCTGAATAGTCGTGTCATTAAGATGCGCACGCAATACGTTACGCTTCTCATTGATACGCTGCATCAATGCAAGACCAGTGGGGAATACTTCGTTAACCGCGGATGCTACCGCTTCATATAAGTACGATTCTTCACGAGCGGTCACCTGGACGTTCTGTAGAACTTCCATAGTGCTGGGGAATTCATTCGGTGTCTTGCAGTTGAGTTCAACTACTAACCGACGAAACTCGAGAAACGTTTGTCGTCCGTGGTCTGTATCGATCGATGTTTCTTTGACAGTGATCGTGCCCAGTACGTCAGAAATCAGCTCGGTGGATGCCGATGCAGGGGAGTCTTCGCGGTGCTCTAAGCAGAGCAAAGTGATGCAACTAACTAGCAGTTGTTTGGGCGATGACATTTTAGCGGTATTCCTGAAAAGTGAATGTTTTTATTTCATAAGAGCCATGTATCATAATCTCATTCAGTAGTTTATTACTTATTCCTATGTATAAGGCTATGAACGTCAACTTTAACGGAGTGTACTCCATGGTTAATCTGTTAGTAATCCCCGCCGACATCCTGGAACATTTCCGTAATGATGGTGTACAGCTTACCAAATTGCTGGATATCAACTATATGGCCCAAACCGTATCGGTGAGTGACCTAGCTGCTATCCACACAGCAATCAACAAATTCCCGTTCCGCTTTTGTGAAGCCACAAAGGTAGAACTCGCTTCTTCTCCACTCACTCAGTTGCAAATTGCAGCCAATGGTGTAGAAGGAAGCTGTCCAATCATGCAAGATTTGTACAATCGTGTAGATGGACGTGTGACCAACACACAACTGAAAGAATCCCTGCACCCGAGCCTACAGTGCTACGAGTACAGTCTTTATCCTGTAGATGAGAATCTTTGGGTTGCCGTGCAAGAGAGCTTGCACCTCGGTAATGGTGATCCTGCCCGAATCTCCGTCAAAGCCAATCGCTGTTTGTTTGATAGTATGATTGGAGAATTGATGCGTACCCGCACTTTCGAGAGCGTCGCTTCGACGAAACTGTTCACTTATTATTTAGAGGCACTGTAGGCGAAGACCTCAAGCCCTGAATTTTTGCAACACCACCAAAAAATCATCTCCTTCGAAGGAATAGATCATGAATCTCGATTCACTGTTTAAACACAACGCACAGAAGCAGTACACCCGCTTCTCCATGGAAGACTTCCTGAAAGATCTGGAAGCAGAACAGAACTACGCCGACAGCCTCCTGGCTAAAGGTAAGAACCTGGTCTCGCACATCTCCCAGGAAAACTTCGGTGACATCTCCGACGCCAACCGCGCTCAAGCAGGTACCCTGTTCAGCGACCTCGGCACTCTGATGACCAAGTTCGGTTTCGAGCACTTCAAGCAAGACTCGGGCAAAGCCTACATCACCGAAAACCAACAGCGCGCTGCTGCAGTTGCTGCTATCGCCTGTGCCGACCCAGAAGCTTACAAGAAAGCCCTGCGTCTGGTTTCCAAGGAAGTTGTATCGAACGAAGACAACGTGCACAACGTACGTCACGAATTCGCCGGTCCTGCTGGTTCCCTGCAAGTGTTCCAAGACCACCTGGGTCTGGAAAACTACAACGAAAAATCTCAGCGCGACTTCCGCGTTGTAACTGTTGGTTACAACCTCGAAGCTTCCCGTCAGGATGAGTTCGCTGAACGCCTGTACCCTACCACCGTGGTAAACCCGGTTGAAGGCGGCGTTGTACAAGTACTGCCGTACATCGCGGTAATGAAAGACGTGTATCACGCTGTCAGCGGCCAGAAACTGGCTAACGAAGAAGTGAACATGGTAGAAGCCTACCGTGACCCGTCGATCCTGGACGACAACTGCACCGACCTGATCCCTGCAGTCGATCCAGACGGTTCCAACCTGAAGTTCTTCGTTGACCCTGCTGTTGTTCCGCACCACCAGGTTACCAACGAACAGAACATGACGGTTACCACCGCTCCGCTGAAGCCAGGTCTGAAAATCGACCTGATGGGTAACTCGAACGCCAACCTGCTGATCAACAAAGGCATGCTGGACATCTCCGACACCATCGACCCAAGTGGCCGACTGAAAGCTCTATACGTCAAGTTCGACGGCAAGATCGTTCGCTTCGTCGTTGACCGTCTGCCTACCGCTGTGTTCCAGCCTGGCCTGATCGGTGACACCCGTATCGCTAAACTGGACTTCATCACTGAAGACCTGGTTGTCGGTGCAGACACCAAAGCAATCGACGGTTCCGTATCTGCTCAGATGCAAGAACTGACCAACCGTAAGTGGACTGCGCGTATCAGCGTTTCCTTCAACGGTCACGTCAGCACTTCGCGTGGTGATGCTCGCTACGGCGTCAACGGTATCGAAATCGACCGTATCGTCGACGAAGACCGCAAACTGATCTCGATCGAATCCGGCGACGGTGCTGCGATCGTTACTGCTGTCGGCGCTCTGGAAGTAGTCGGCTTCGACCTGGACATCA